TTCAAAAAGGTTTGTCATATCTTTATCAATTGAGTGGTTTAAAGTGTCCAATGATTTTATATGCTGATTCTCCTTTGGCCTCTCAATTATTAGCTAATTTTATTAAAAATACAGGGGAAAATCTTAAGGAAAATATTGAGGAGAATCTATGGGAAAATCTATGGAAAAATCTTGGAGAAAATATATGGGAAAATCTTAGGGAAAATCTTAGTGAAAATCTATGGAAAAATCTTGGTAAAAATCTAGGAAAAAATCTAGGGGAAAATCTTAGGGAAAATCTTAGTGAAAATCTATGGGAAAATCTTGGTAAAAATCTAGGAAAAAATCTAGAGGAAAATCTTAGTGAAAATCTATGGAAAAATCTTGGAGAAAATATATGGGAAAATCTTAGGGAAAATCTTAGTGAAAATCTTAGGGAAAATCTTAGGGAAAATCTTAGTGAAAATCTATGGGAAAATCTATGGAAAAATCTAGGAAAAAATCTAGAGGAAAATCTTAGGGAAAATCTATGGAAAAATATAGAGAAAAACATAGGGAAAAAATTAATTTATTTTAATTCTTCGTGGAGAGATATTTTTGATTGCAATTGGGTAGCTTTTTATTTATTTGGAGAGGAAATTGGCGTTAAATATTCATCTGAAAATTCAAGAGGTTTAAAAAATTATTGTGAATTTTTAAAAGGGGGAACTTTTCTCTCTATTCTTTTTGAGAGATTAGCAATAATTTGCCGAAAACCGAAAATAATTTTAAGAGATGAAAGAAAACGACTACATTCTTCTGTTTCTCCGGCAGTAGTTTGGCGAGATGAAGTGAAAAATTATTTTTGGCATGGGATCTTAGTAAGCGAAAAAATAATTATGCGACCAAATGATTTGACAATAGAAGAAATATTAAATGAGAGAAATTCGGAAGTTTCCAGAGCAATTGCCGAAAAATTAGGATGGGAGAATTATCTTAAAAAAATTGGATCTGTTTTAATAGATAAATGGTTTGATGTGAATACAAGTTGTCATTATGAACTTTATGATTTTAAAAAACGGCGTTTTCCATTAATGCCAAGGCTTTTAAAAATGGAATCTCCTGAGCTAAAGGATGGCACAAGACCTTTCTATATAGAACCAGTACATCACGAATTAGAAACTTGTCAAGCTGCCAGGAGATGGCAATTTTACAAGCCCGATTTAACTGAGCCTACTGTTAAAGAATGCAATAAATTTCCTGAATTGGTATTTGAAAGAGAAGCTTAAATTGATGGGGGGTTGATTAAACAAACTCAAATGAATTATTCTTTTTATATTAAACCAGCACAAAATGGCATTATAATTGAAGTTTATGATAAAGAATTTAACTATAAAGGATCTGTAATAGCAGAAGATTTGTCATCTGCTTTAAAAGCAATAGAAGATTTAGATGATTCAAGTATTGATACTGAATTTGAGGAGAATTAAAATGACTAATAAAAAATCAATAAAAATTAGAGATATTGTAAATGGATACATAATTGAAAAAGATGATTTTCCAGAATTATCCGAAGAATTTTGTGAAACTCTTGATGAAGCTTTAGAAATAGCTAAGAGATTTTTAAAATTTAATAAAGAAGATAAACAATTATCTTTTGATTGTAAAGGAAATTGGTCTTAAGTGAAATATAATACTCATTATTCAAAATTATTAAAAAAATTACGAAAAGAGGAATTACATGATCTTAATTTAGAACATTTATATGATAATATTTTTGGTACACCATATTTAATTTCTAATGAAGATTTACAAGAAAAATATGGTATAAACATAAAAAAAGAAAATTTATTGAATAAAGCAAATCAATTGATTATGAATAATTTTAATGGTTTAACAAAAAAAGAAAGGAGAATAATAAAATTATATATAAAAGGAATTAAAGTAAAATCAATTACTAAGAAATTAAATTTATCTAAATCATATATATATAAAATTCTAAAACTAATTTCTAAAAAATTAAAATTAAAAATGGAGGAATAAATGTCAAATAAAATAGTTACAGAGTCTTTCTTAGAAGTTGAAGGAGTTAATACAAATCCTAAATATAAGAAATTTAATAGTGGAAGTATTTTAACAAGCAATGGTTGGATTAATGTAGCTAAAAATGTGGATATTAATACATTTGAAAAAGGTAATACTTATACAGTTGATATTGAAATTAATGAACAAGGTTATCAAACTATTGTAAAGAATAAAACAGTTGATGAAGCTTTAGAAATACCTAAGGATTTTTTAAAGCATGAGGCAAAAAAATTATCAGGACAAAAAACTTTAAAAAAATCAACTGATTGGGAAATAAAAGATGAAAATAAAAATAAAAGTATGATGTTAGGAGGATTATTTCATGATGCTTCAGCATTAATTGCTTCGGATTTTTCTGGAACAAGTTTAAAAGAAAAATTAGAATTAGTTAAAGAAGCGGTTGAAGGATTAATTCAAATAAGAAAAGAATTTGAATAATTAAAAGGGAGCAATACATATGACTAAAACAATTGAAGTGAGTGATGAAACATTTGAGAAGATAAAAGATCAATTATCCCAAGAAAAAATAAAGGAAATTGAAAATTATGATGATATGATAGGTCAAAAATATTTTTTCCGGACTGTAACATATCATTTGGTAGGTAAAGTAACAAAACGTATTGGTTCATTTCTTAAACTTGAACAAAGCTCTTGGGTAGCTGATAGTGGGCGTTTTATGCAAGCTATTAAAGATGGAACTTTAAATGAAGTTGAACCAGTAGGAATTGCTTATGTAAATATAGAATCAGTTACAGATATGTTTCCATGGAATCATCCATTGCCTACAAAACAACAATAAAAATATTATATGAAAATAATCATAACAATTACAAGAGATAATAGAGGTGAAAATCATAGTTGGAATAAAAGTAGAAGTGGAAATTGGTTTTTAAGTAGAAGTGGAGGTTGGAATTATAGTGATAGTAGAAATTATTAAACATATTAATAAATTAAAATAGAAATACTATATGAAAATAATTAAAATACGTAAAAGAAATCTTAATTGGCTTGGTAATTGGAGTAGAAGTAGAAGTGCTAATGGAAGTTGGAGTTATAGTTGGAGTAGCTGCAGAAATTGGCTTAGTCATTGGTATTGGAGTTATAGTAAAAGTAAAAACGCAATCTGGAGTTATAGTAAGAGTTGGAGTAAAAGCATAAATGTAGGTTGGAGTTATAGTTGTAGTAGAAATAAAGCTATATGAATATATTAATAAAAGATATTAAAGGAAATTTATAAATGGGTAGACCTAAAAAATATAAATTTGATTATCCAAGCGTAACAGAAATTGTAGATATTATTGATAAACCTGGATTACGTTATTGGTACGGTAAATTTGGGATTGATAAATGTGAAGAAATTAAAAACAGAAGTCAAGCAATAGGACATAAAGTACATAAAGCAATAGAGCGTTTCTTAAAAGGGGAGCCATTTAGTCAGGCCAGTGAAAGTTTAAATGATCATGAAATACATATGCTTTCATACCTGACTAAATGGTGTGAAGAAAATCAATTTAAACCAAACTCTGAAAATATTGAAAGAGTTTTGTATTGTCATCAACAGAAATTTGCTGGAACACCTGATGCAATAACAACTATTTTAGTTGATTGGAAAACTGATAGTAAACCACACAATAAATCAGAAGAAAGAGAGCGTAAATTTAAATATGCTTTACAGCATGCTGGTTATTCATTAGCTTGTTATGAAGAATTAGGATATTGGATTAATAAAGCATATACTGTAAGAATTAGCAAAGAAAAAGAATTTGATGTATATAAATTTGACGATTTAACAGAATTTCGTCGATTATTTTTAAATTTAAGGGAAATATATAAATATGTTAGAGGTAAATAATGCAATTATTAGAGTCTCATGTAAAGCAATTTTACAAGTTATTACAACATCAAGATAAATGGAGCCAAGTCCATGCACAAAATGTTCAAACACAAAATATCATCGACCGTCAATTATTACATGGCGAAAATCAGTTTATATCATGGGTTAAAGAGTATAATGGCAAAGGTAATCTCTTTATGGGGAGGAATCCTAGACAGGAGAATGGGTTGGTGGATTCAATTACTTGTGTATCTTTAGATATTGATCCAATTAGATCTAAAGATTCTGCATCTACTTTTAGTCAATTACAAGAAGCAATTAAGGCAGGTAAATCAATATTAAAAAGGGAGGAATATTCTAATGGAATTATTGCTACAAGTGGTAATGGTTGTCATTTGTATTGGGCTTTAACTAAAAAATTTGAACAAGAAATTAGAAATTTAATAGAGGAACAATACAATGTCAAAGTCGATGCAATATATGACAACTCTAGATTGGTTAAAATCATTGGAACAACGTCTACCAAAGGTGAGTTTGATAAAAGACGCATTGCTAGATTTTTACAAACTATCAATTGGTCCAGGGCTTTCAATGGACATATTCGTGAAAGAATATTATCTTATTCAACAACACAACAAATTAGAAAACCTGCCCCAATTCCTAAAACGGACGGAATTAATAGATCAGAATTGGACTTCGGGCTTGCACTTCGTCTTAAACAAGATGGAGCTAGCTCGAATGATATACGCACCTTTCTTAAATCTCATGGTTATCGAGCCAGACCAGACGATATTGAAAGAATCATTGCAAAAATATTTCAAAGACAAGAAAATAATTCAAGCTACAGATCATGGGAATTATGTGGAGATAATGGAACAACTAAACAATCCGAAATTATTTCACCATCAACCCATTTCGATGAATATAAAAGACAACTTGGACGTAGAATTGAAAAACCAGATCCCGAATTGCCTACAGGAATTCCTACACTCGATAGATTTACCTACGGACTTAAAAAAGGAAATATTTGGATTGTGGGTTCAAGAACAAATATTGGCAAGACATCTTTGGCTATTACAATCGCTCAAAATTTACTTAAATTCAATAAACGTATTCTTTTCTTCTCTACAGAAATGTATTGGGAAGATATCTTCAACAGATTTGTCTCCATTGGATCTGGAATCCCTATTGAAGAACTTACAACCGGAAATTTCAAATCTGGATCTAACATTAAATTTGATGAATATGGTAGACACTTTAAATCGCAAAATTTATTTATTGATGATGGAGCTGAACCGACATTATCAGAAGTTACTCAAAGAATATCCGAATTTCACCCCGATTGTATCATCTTTGATCACATCCAAAGAGTTTCTCACAATGCGGATCAAAGATATCTTGAAATCTCAAAATTCGTTAAAGGATTAAATACATTGTGTAGACAATATAATTGTGCGGGTATTGTTAATTCACAGCTTAATAGATTAGCGGAAAGAGAAGTGCCTGCATTACATCATTTAAAAGAATGTGGAGCATTAGAAGAAGAAGCTCATACAGTCATTTTACTTAGCCCTATTACTAAAAATGACCAAGAAACTGAACAATTAATTCTCTTAGATTTAGCTAAAAATAGAGGTCCAAAAGGACAAATTGAAACTAAATTTAATAAATTAAATCTTAAATTTGAGGAATTATAATGAAACTTTGTGTTTACTTAGCACAAAAAATGACTGGTAGAACTTGTTTAGAGATTATTAAAGAAGCAAGAAAAGTTACTAGAATATTTAAAAAGCATGGATTAGATATTTGGAGTCCGGCAATCGCTGAAAAAATACCTAATGTAAAAAAGAAACTTAATGTATTATCAAAAGAAGATTTATTATCTAAATGGATGATAGATAAAAAAGAAGGATTACGAAATTGTCACATATTTTATGACGTAACAGGAGATTTACATAGTGAAGGAACAAATGTTGAAAGAGGTTATATGAGGTGGTATTTATGGAGGCCTTCTATTCGTTGTCGAAAACCAGATCATATTTATTCTATTTCAGATATTGAGGATGATTTTATTGCTAATTCCCATGTTCAAGCTGCAATTGTAATTCGTAGATTATGGGGTTCAAGAAAGAAATGGATATTGTGGAAAATAAGTCATATTCTATATGGACTACCTAAAATGATTCTTATTCAATTAAAATCGTTATTCTTATAAGGAGATAAATTATGTTATCAATTAGTTTTTGGAAAAAAGATTCAGGAAATATGCTAACTCATGCACATGGATTAACACATGAACAAATACAAGAATTGCATGAAATTAATATTGGAGATAGACTTGTATTGTGGCAACAATCTAAAGATACAGAAACAAAACCTAACTATACATTAAAAAAGTTTATTAAAAAAGAATCACTCTGGTGATCTTTGTTATTTAATTTATAAAAAATTAGTTAGAGCGTGGAAGAATGAACGAAGATGGACAACTGTCCATAATTTATATAAAAATTCAAAGATTGAATATATGAATGAGTGGTGGTTTAAATGGCAGTATAAAACTTCTTTAACTTATGAAGATTTTATATCTGCCTTAGATTTAGCTTGGCAAGTATTTTTTAATCTTCATGTTATGGAATATGAAAAAAGAAAACAAGAAGAAAATGGAGATATATAATGAAAAATAATTCATGGAAATGTTCACATTGTGGATACCAAGATTTTTGGTTTGATAGAACTATAACAACGTCTACGAATGAAAATGAAACTATGTATTATAGATGTAATAAATGTGGTAAAGATATTAGTAATGAAATATATAATACAAATGTAGAAGTTAAATCAGAAAATTTTTCCAAATTTGTTGATTTAATCGCCAATCAATTCAAACATGGGGGAAATAAATATTCAATTCCAGGATTTTTAGATAGAGAAGCTACTGATATTATATCATCTTGTTTTGGAGGGGAATCACAATTAGATTGGATTTTAGGTACTATAATGAAATATCTTTTTAGATTTAAAAATTTTCAAAGAGAAAAAGATTTATTTAAAATAGCTACATATTGTTATATTCTTTGGTTAAAAATAGGTGGACATATTAAAGAAAATCATGATGAGGATATTAAAAAATGATGGATTTTGGTCCACATAAATATAATGCAAAATTACATATAAATCGTGATCCTGCATTTTTACTTTCATCTCCAATGGTAATTGATATTGAAACAGATGAACGAGATAAGTTTGTAGGTATAGGGTTAACGAGCACTGGTATGGACATATTTTATATTACTGATTTAAAATATGTACGAGATTATTTATTAGGGTCTCAATTAATAACTCATGGAGGAAAATTTGATCTAATTCAACTTAGAAAATGGGGAATTGATATTCAACCTAAACAGTTACTATACGACACACAAATAATGGCGTATATGTATGATAATATTCAAGGAAAATATGGATTAAAAAATTTAGCTAAAAAATATTTAGGAATGACTTGGCCTACATATGAAGAAATAACTGGAACAGGTAAAAAGAAAATTACATTAGATAAACATCCAATTGAAACAGTTGCAAATTATTGTGGAATGGATACATTAGCAACATTTAAACTTTATAAATATCTTAATGCACGATTATTGAAGTCTCAAAAACAATACTTGAATGAAATAGAAATGCCATTTTATAGAGCATTAATTGAGATGGAAGAACAAGGGATTCAAGTAGATGTGAATTATTTAAAAAAATTGGATAAGCAATTTGAAGAAGAAATGATTTTATTGGAATCTACATTAAATGGATATGTACAAGAACCATTTAATCCTAGATCACCTAAACAGGTTATTAAAGCTTTAAAAGAAAATAAAATTAATGTAATTTCCTCAAAATCAAAGATTTTAAAAGAATTTAAAGAAAAACCGATAATAAGAGATTTACTTAATTATCGAGAAGTTAATAAATTGAAAACAACATATACTAATGTTTTATTACAACATAAAACTTTACCAAGGATTTATTCTTATTTTAATCCTTGTGGTACAATTACTGGGCGTTTAACGTCCAGTAATCCCAATCTTCAAACTATTCCAACTAGAACTATCAAAGGAAAATTAATGAGAAAAGTATTTATAGCAAAACCTGGATATAAATTATTAGTTGCTGACTATTCAAATATAGAACCAAGATTTGTAGCACATTTTAGTCAAGATCCAGTATTATTGGAGATTTTTAATTCAGATAAAAATTTTCATGAAGTTACAGCACAAAAATTAAATTTATCTAAAGAAATAGCTAAAACTTTTAATTTAGCAACTACTTACGGATCAGGAGCTAAAACTTTAGCTGATGAAGCAAATATTTCAATTTCAAACGCATTAAAATATTTGGAAGATTATTGGAAATTATATAAAGGGTTAAATGCTTGGTGTATTAAACAAAAATTTTATGCTCATAAATATGGGGGAATTAGAACATATTTAGGTAAATTTATTCCTTTAGTTGGAATAAATGGAACAGACATGAAACGTAGATTTTTTTGTGAAAGATGTGCAGTAGATTATCCATGTCAAAGTAGTGTAAGTGAATTAATAAAACTTGCAATGATTAAATTACATGAAAATGCGTATATTCCAATTCTTCAAGTCCATGATGAACTTTTATTTGAAGTCGAAGAAGAAAGAGCCGAACATGAATTGTCTGTGATTAAATATATTATGGAAAATGCTATACAATTATCTGTTCCATTAAAAGTTGAAATTAAAATTGGAAATAATTGGGGAGAATGCAAATGAAATTTAGCTACCAATATGATGAAGGAAGACCAAAAGTTGAAATGGAAATTAACAATGATTCTACTTTACCTGATGTAATTCAATCATTTGAAGATTTTTTATTGGCCTGTGGATACAGATTTGAAGGTCATTTAGATTTAGTAGAAAATTATGAAGAAAAAGAAATATAATCTAGACAAAAGATTTATTTCTTTTCTAAGACGTGAATGGTGGTTTTATTGTGAAGCAAGAAAAGAAGCTTTAAATAAGGCAAAATGTATAGAATTAATAAGCGGAGCATCTATGTGGCAATGTGCAAAATGCAAAAAAAGGTTTGTTAAAGTTTATGTAGATCATATTAAACCAATTGGTAGACCTAAAGACGAAAAAAGACGACTAGATTGGAATAAACTCCGAGATTTAATATGGTTTACTTCTCATCAAGTGTTATGCAAAAAATGTCACAATAAAAAAACAAAAAGAGAGAAAAGGGGAAAACATGATTAATTTAAAGGGCGTTTTTCTTACAGATATACATTTACCTGATAGTATAAATCTTAATCCAATTTTTAATTATCTCAATGATTATAAACCAAATATTGTAATTCTTGGTGGAGATATTATAGATGCTAAAGGATTACATGGAATTGATAATAGGCCTGCAAATGCTTTTAAAATTGATTGGTATAAAAGAGATTGTAAATTGTTGAAAGATTTTTTAATTAAATTAAATAA